CACATTTAGACACAAACTCAAAGGCATCCGAATCATCTGTTGCTTTACGAACATTTTCAAACTGTTCCATAAACAATCTAAGATATTTAATCTTTAGTGGGGTAAGGTATACGCCCTCACCATCTATGGTGTAGATCATTGCCGAGTTATATACTTTAGTAGCCATCTATCTATTGTACCAAAAAGAAAACCGCCTAGAGTTAACTAGACGGTTTCCTACAATATTAAGTTATATTACGATGCTGCTGGGATGGTGCGATCTACGATCTTACCATATGAAGCGTCGTTGTTTGGAAGCATTCTGAACGATACTTCGAACATTGTTGCCTCGTCACGCTTTGCTGATACTGTAACATTCTCAATTGAGAGTGCACGGTAACCAACGTAGATACGCTCAATCTGCTCTGCTGGAGAGCAGTCTCCTGTACCTGGACCAACTGCAACGATTCCTCGCTCAATCGGACATTCACCCAAGTTACCTGCTGATAGGTTCAAAACTGATAGGTCTGGGTCGGTTACTCCGTTGTCCCAGTCAGTCTCTGTTCCTGCAGTAGCGTAAAGAAGGTTTTCTAGAGTTGCTTCAGCGAATGATGTGTTCAGGTTAACCTGCATTCCCTGCTTGTACAACTTAGCAACGTCAAGAAGTTGGTCAACCTGTACTTCACCGAAGTCTGGCTGGAATTGTAGTTCTAGACCATTGCTGGTGTAACCTACGTTCTTAAAGTTTGCTGCCTTTGTTGCATCTGCAGATCCCTGACCAGTGTATCCAGATAGCGAGTCACGGAAAGAATATCCGTCATCGTAACCTGGAAGGTCAGCGTCTGTTAGTTCTCCGTCCTTGAAGACGAAGAGGGCTGCTGCACCAACGATGATGTTGGTGTTATTACCTCTGCTGTATGCCATAATTTTCACCTCTTATTTCTTTATGGAATTTTGGGCGATGTTTCCTCACCACTAAGTATACCAGCCTTTTTAGACAACCTGGTGATAGTCATAGTCAATGATTATCTTATTGCCAGCATAGGTTCTGGCTGTTCCAAAGTCTACAATGTCTCTGGTTTCTTCTAATTGATACATCTTCATTTTGTGGAAAAATACAGGGTGGAACTCAGTTGGGTCGTTGCCAAATGAGATTGTTCCATTAGCGTTCCTTGGCAAAGCCCTGACCCACTCGTTTAGTTCTTGGGCTGACTCGTCTTCACGGTCTAGAAGATCATAGGCTTTTTGAGATACTTCCATCATGAGTTCAGAGTCTCCCTGCATTTTATAGAAATAGTAAAGTAGTTGTTCTGATTTAATGTGTGGGAATGGTTGTCTTCTATACTTAAACATTCTGTCGTATACTGCAAAGGTTCCGTTGCTGAGTGGAAATGTCTCAGTTAGGGCATCGATGTCCGTGGGTAGTGTTGGAAAAAATGGCAGTGTAAAGTTACCATCGAACTGCTCTGATACCTTCTCAGCCAAGTACTTGTTAATAAAAATTGGTGGGTATGACATTGCCATTATTCTTTACCTGCTTTCAACATCCAACTATATCCTGTTGCCAGACCTAATGCTCTACCGCCACGCTTTGCTGAAGCAAACTTTGCATCAAAGTCGCTTCCCTGGTTTAGTTTTGCTATAATGCCTGTTTGATTTAAAAAGGACTGCTTTAAGTATACATCAAAAAATAGATTAAATACTCTTTCGTACTCTCCCTGTGTCTGACCACCTGGATTTCGAACTGTAACTGCGTTTGGCGTAAACACTGTTTCTCCATCTACTTCAAACACCAACTTTGTCCTAGGAACAATCGTTACAGGAATTCCATTTTCCATAATTCTAGCCTTGTCGTAGAATGGCACTCTGGACCCAGACTTAATGCTTCTAGATTGACTGAATGAGGAAGATATTGTTAGTCCACCACCTGTGACGACATAACTAATATCGAATAGTCTTGCGTTTGGACTTCCTGTCTGATACCATTCATATACGTGATGAAGTGCTTCTGGATTTACCCTGGCATTTGAGTCAATAAAGTTTTTAAGCATTTCTGACATTCTTGCTCCAAGCAGTTGCAAAAGCAATGGCTTTGCCCTTTCGGCACCCTCTAAGAATCCATTAGAGTAAGCCATAATGTGCTTCATATCTCTGTTAAACTTTGATAAGTCTACGCTCATTGTCAGCATTAAACATCAGTCCCCTGGTTCTCAGATCTACGTAGGACTACCTTGTAATACTCTATTGAGCCAAATGGGTTAATAAATGGCTCATTTGTAGCAACCTCAAAAAGGGTTGACTTTCCAGATCTTGGTCCAGATGTTTCTACATAAATTTCATTGCCGTTAGTATCTCTAATATTCGTAATCAGGATATTAGTTATTGCATTTCTTGCATCTGTGCTAGAAAGTCTAATATCTGATCTGAATCTTCCTAATAGAATTACTTCTTTTGTGATGTTAACATTTGGCTTTACGTCCTCTGCCATTGCAGATCCTGCAGTAGTCAAACTGCAAGACAGGGTCTTGTCATGAATCCATTGTTTTTTGATACTGCCTAATGCAGTTTGTTCTACAATTGGATAGTGTATGTCTGCAAGTAGTGGGAATGTAAAACTTGTGGTTTCGCAGGTAGGCATTATAGCACCCCAACTTTAGTAATAGACTTCATATACTTATCAAGCATTTTGTCTACTAGTAAATTACCTGTTCCTTCTAGCATCTTCTTATCAAACTGAATTCTATACTGATCTGTATTGTATGATGTTACATACTTCTGGTAGTAGTCAAGTCTTCCACACTTAAGGTCGTCAATCAGCATTACCGTTGCTTTTTCAACATCTGCTGGAATTGCACGATATCCCTCGTCAAGAACAAATAGGTAGTCTGCATTGTTTGTAAACGTTCCGTAATTTCTTCCGTCATAGGCGTAATCGCCTCTTGCAACAGGAAGTTTTGGATAGTTTGTAGATATGATATTGGTATAGCCTGTGAACTCTTTGACAATCGCAGAATTATCTAGGGTAACTTTGAATGCATATGCCCAAACTCTTTTAACTGTTTCAAGTCCATTGAGTGTTGGTTCTGCCATTGTCGTAATTCTAAACTCTGTTGAAGAAATAATTTCTTGAACCGAATAAGTTGTATTATATGTTGTATCGGTAAATCCTGCAAGTGTAACTGAATCTCCAACAGAATAGCCGTGAGACTTATCTGTTTCTATTACAGTATCTGATCCTGTTGTCTGAAAGTCTGTGATTAGAATTGTAGTGTCTTCACCATTGTATATCATGGCATTATTTTCATATACCTTTAAGACACGGTTTGCGTCACGCCATACTGGCATGTAGTCTAGTCCATTGCCGAGCACCTGATAAATTGACTTGTGATTATAGAATCCAATCCCTGTATATGTATCAATGATTGACCTTGCGATAAGTTCGTACTTTTTAAATTCCGAAATTTCTGTAGCCGTTGTGCCTAGACTGGATGGGTCAACATAAGGTCTAATAATGTCTAGATTAGATTCGTAAATAATGTGTTCTTGTTCTGCATCATAAAAGCGGATAAGAAATGATCTGTCAAACTGTACCTTTTCTAGTGGCAAAACATATACTAGTTTGCCATTTGCGTCGGAGGTTACAGTTGACGTTTCAAATGAGTGATCCACCAAATCCTCAATATAGACGGTATAGTCATAATTGGCATCTGGCAAGTTCCAGGTGGTTGAAATTGGATATGGTGGAACTCTCAAAATTTCCATTTATAGACCATACCCCTTGGCAACATCTTCTGGAGTTGCTAGTGTGATGTGGTTGCGAGTAAGCCACTTTTCAGCCTGCTCTTCAGTTACGATGTTGTAGCCTACTTCTACCTTACCAACACCGTTCCAACTTACGTTTCTTGTTGACAATAGTGCAACTGTTTTTTCTGCAGTCTTCTTCTCAACCTTTGCTGGCTTTGCTGGCTTTTCTTCTGCTACTGGAGCAACCTTTTCGACGACAGGAACCTCTGGTTCATCCAAAACAACAGCCTCTTCTTTTGCTGCTAGTTCTTCTGCCTCTTCCTGCAACAATGCTAGGAATTGCTCTTCTTCGTTAATTAGTTCATCTGACATAATTACCTCCTAAATAATAATTATAGCAGAATAAATATAAAAAGAGGGCAGAGCCGAAGCCCTGCCCCCCTCTTAAAGGGTGGTTACAGACTATGAGTCTGCTCCTGCATCAGCGAACGCAATTGCGTCCTCTTCTTCCCACTGTACACCAAAGCGGACGAATACTGTGTATTCAATTGTGTCCTTCTTTGGCTTGTACTCACGGTTGACAGTGATGTCTCTCTGGAAACCCCAAATACGGTTCTGAGGGAATGTAAGGTCTACATAACCTGCAGGGTAGTAAGGAACTTCCTGTACATCAATTCCGAGAACACGAGTAGTACGTGCTCCACCGAATGTCTGACCTGTACCGTCTAGGTATGCCTGGCGGTTTGCAGATGTACCTGCTGGAGTACCAGCAAATGCCTCAGCAATAGCGTCAGCCAAAGTACCGTTGTGCTTGATGATACCCTGGAATGCGTCTGTACCTGCGTAGAACTTTAGGTTGTTCTTTAGTGCACGGTACTTACGAGGCATAGCCAAGATAATGTTCTGCATAACGTCTGGAGTCCAAGCGTTGTCTGTTACGGTCACTACTGACTCGTGTGCATCGCCGTTC